GACCCGCGCGCTCGCTACGACGGCCAGCGGTCGCCTGCGCCTACAGGAAGACCAGCGCGGTCTGCGCGTTGAGGCAAAACTTGATCCAGCCGATCCTGACGCTGCAAGCGTCATCAGCAAGCTGACGAACGAGGCGATGGCGATGGGTATGTCCTTCGGCTTCACCATCCCGAAGGGTGGCGACGCCTGGGAAGGCGATCAGCGCACACTCAACGAGATCAACCTCGCCGAGGTCAGCATCCTCTCCGCCGGGCAGACGCCTGCGTACCCTGCAACCCTCGGACTGACCGCTGTCCGCAACATCGCCAAGAAGCGCATCGGCGTTGACGGTGACGCGCTAGTCGATACCGTCGAGGCCATCAAGCAGGGCAAGGACCTCACCGAAGAGCAGACCGACCTCCTAGAGACCATCCGAGAGAAGTTGGGCGCCAAGATCGAGAAGCGCGCGACGTGGACCGTTGGCGCTTCGCGTGACCTTCAGGTCGTTGACACAACCTGGGATGGCGCTGCCGCAGCCGCACGAGTCTTCACCTACGCGGGCTTTGACACCGACGCCCCTGACTTTGAGAAGGCACGAAGCGCCTTCCTCGTTTACGACGCCGACGCACCGGAACTTCGCGGCTCCTACAAGTTGGGATTCGCTGACGTTGTGGATGGCGAACTCGTCGCTGTGCGCGCTGGCCTCCGAGCCGCCGCGTCACGGCTCCCCCTCACTGACATCTCTGGCGATGCAGCAGTCCGCGCGCGCGCGGTGCTTGACGCGTACTTCGGCAACAGCCGCAGTCTGCACTCAAGCGTCGCAGCGGCACAGGTGCTCATCGCTAAGATGAAAGACGAAGCGATCTAGCCACGAGGCAGACGGCCCGCCACCGCAGGGTGCGCCCCCGTCACGTCATCCCGCTGGGTGCTTTGAGCAACAACTAGGAAACAGACAGAAGAAAGGAGCCACAAGATGGCTTACGACAATCTGGCTGATAAGCGTGCAAACCTGCTCACGCAGGCGCAGGCTATCGCCACGGACCTCGCAGAAAAGGGCGGCGTTCTCGAAGGCGAGAGCAAGGCTCAGTTCGACAAGCTCGTTGCAGAGGCTGGAACGATCGCCGAGGCGATCCGCTCCGAGAAGGCCGCTCACGAGGCGCGCACGGCTGCTGATGCTGCCCGCGCGGAGATCGCTGCTGTAGTCGCCCCGAAGGCTGACTCGTCGGACAACGACGAGCTTCGCTCCCTCGGTCGCAACGGTGGTGCCAAGTCATTCGAGCGCCGCGACGTGTCGCGCGCTTCTGGTCTCGGCAACCCGGTTGACATCTACAACCGCGTGAACGTTGTCGCTGGTCAGATGAACCCGTTCATCGACCCAGCAGTCGTCACGGTCTACAACGTCGCCACCGGCAACAACATCCAGTTCCCGCGCGTCACGGCGCTCGGCTCGGCTGGATCGGTTGCTGAGGCTGGCACGATTGCAGAGTCCGACGGCACCCTCTCGGCCCTGAGCCTGACGCCGGTCAAGTACGGCATCATCCTTCAGGTCACCGAGGAACTCGTGAACGATGCCTCGTTCGACCTCTCGGCGATGATCGCTGAGAAGATGGGCGCGGAAGTCGCGGTCAAGCACGGCGCCGTTGCAGGCACCGCGATTTGCGCCTCGGCGGGAACCGCTGGCACGGCCGGCACCTTCATTCCGACCTACAACGAACTCGTGTCGTTGCAGTACTCGGTGAAGCAGCAGTACCGCAACGCCCCGAAGGCGGGCTTCCTTACCAGCGATGCGAACCTCGGAACGATCCTCGGCATCACGTCGTCGTCGCTTCCGATCTTCCAGCCTGCTGGTCAGGGTGGCGTTGATCGCCTCCTCGGCAAGCCGGTCTACACCTCTGGCGGCATCGCGTCCTTCGCGACTGGCGTCAAGGGCATCCTGTTCGGCGACCTCGGTCAGATCGTGACCGTCGTCGTTGGTGGGGTCCGCATCGAGGTTTCGCGCGAGTTCGCGTGGGACACCGGGCTGATCTCGTACAAGTGCGAGCTTCGCGGCGCAACCGACCTCGTGCAGGCGGATGCCGTCAAGTTCCTCAAGTCGGTCTAATCCTCGCGGTTAGTGCGACCTTGAATGGGGGGCTGGGCTTCGGCCCAGCCCCCCATTCTCATTCAGGAGGGAAGATGAACTGGATCAAGCGCCTGGAGGCAATCGCTGCAGGCATCGCTAGAATCAACGCACAGGGGTCTAGGAAGGCCGTAGAGCGGACTTTGATCCGAAAGCGGGTACAGACAGCCACCGTGACCAAACGAGCCGCTGAGTGGCGGGAAAGGGGCAAGTAGTCAATGCCAAGCGAGACGACGACCATCCGCCACGGACAACTGACCGTGACCACCACCCCGACCTACATCGCCACTGGACTTGTCGGTCCATCGTGGCTGCAACTGCACGCGCCGCAGAACGGCAACTCTATCTACGTTGGCGGCACAAGCGTGAGCGCAACGAATGGCTTGATGCTGGAAAAAGGTGCCGTTATTGAGATCTGGGTGCCTGAAGCAATCGGCATCTACGCTATCGTGGCGACTGGATCTGAGACCCTCTACTGGCTCATCACTGGAGGCAACTGATGTCGTACGCAACGCTCGCAGAGTTCAAGTCGGCAATCGGGATCACCGACTCAACCGACGACACGCCACTTCAGTCCGTACTCGATGCGACTGACGCCCTGATTGACAACTACACCGACCGACGCCAGGGCTTCGGAACTGCGTCTGAGACGCGCTACTACACTGCCGACAACTGGCGCTTCGTGCTGACCGACGACCTCGTCAGCATCAGCAGCCTAACTACCGACGACGATGCGAGTGGCACCTACGGCACGACGTGGTCGGCTGGTGACTACAACCTCGCGCCGGGGAACGCCGCGCTCGACGGCTGGCCGTACACCGAGATCGACGTGTCCGTCACGATTCCGAAGAACTTCCCGCGCGGCGTCTATCGCGGCGTGAAGGTCATCGGCGTCTTCGGCTGGCCAGCAGTGCCAAGCGCTGTAAAGCAGGCGGCGATCATTCAGGCGAGCGCTGTGTGGAGCAGCCGCACCTCGCCATTCGGTGTGATCGGATCTGCTGACCTCGGTGGCATCCTTCGCCAGACGCGCGCCCTGCACCCTGAAGCGCAGGTGCTGCTTGATGCGTACCGTCGCCGCGAAGGGCTGGCTCGGTGAACGATCAGACAGTTCTCGCAGGTCTCGCCGCGCACCTGAGCGGCAAGAGCGCACCGACCGGCTACGCGATGCGCCAGGTTCATACCTACCCACCAGACAACCTCGCCGTGGTTCCAGCTTGCGTGCTCATTCCTGGCGACGACCAGGTCGAGTACGGCGCCTCGGCGCGTACCGTCACGCTAACGATCAACGCCACGGTCTACATCCAGCCGCAGGCTGACCTCGGTCGCAAGTACGCCGACCTGATGGCGTGGCGCACTTGGCTGCGTGATTCGCTGATCGACGGCGTGACCCTCGATGGCACGGATACCGTCGCCCAGGCGAGCGTCACCAGCACGACAATCGGCACGGACACCTGGGCGGATCAGGACTACCTGACGATTAGTGCCAGCATTGAAGTCTCTGTCGTAGAAGCGATCGCCACTTCCGCGTAGAATCAACCAGCGCGTAGCGCCCAACTGAAGTAAGGAGTCACTAATGCCAGCAGCCTCCGCAGGAAACATTCTGTTCAGCAAACTGGTCGCCTTCAAAGAGGCCACTCCAGGAACCATTCCGACGCTGACCTCTGGCGGCCGCAAGTTGCTTGTGACTCCGACTGGAGCGATCACCACCGGCACGACGATTGAACTCGGCACTGACCGCAGCGTTGCGCTTCGCAACCCGCTCATCGGGTCAACGGGAACCATCGTCAGCACGGAGCCGACCGTCTCGGCCACCGTTCCTGCCGTCTCCGTCGGCGAACTGCCGATCTGGCTCTCTATGACGAAGACCGTTGCGAAGAGCGGCACGGCTGCGCCATTCGGCTGGGACTACGACTACTCGATGGGAACGGCAGTCAACAACCCGACGACGTATTCGCTCATCGCCACCGACGGCACGCAGGCGTACGCCCTCAACTACACGCTCGCTGAGAGCATCACCATCGCTGCCGACCGCAGCGGGCTGACGAGCCTCAGCGCGAACCTGTTCTCACAGGCGATCGCCAAGAACTCGGCGACGCTCGCAGACGGCACGCCGACCTCGCCGTTTATGGCTGGTCGCCTGTGGAAGGCGTACACCCACACGTCGTTCCCCGGCACAGCTGACGGCAGCGCCTACTCGTACCT